AATGCTTTGACAATGAGGTCATTAATACACGCTACGGTCTTGCCACAACGCCTGTGAGCCACGATTACTGCCCAGCGTTCCTTACGGCTGTGGTAGTCCTCAAAAACGCTTCTAGGGCGGTATTTTAACTTTATTGGGCTATTCATCAGCCCATGAGATTCTTAGGTCAGTACCGTTAGCACCCGTGACCTCGTTTACCTGCGTTTCTTTCCATCTTGCCCGTGTTTTTAACCAAAAAATAGCAGCAACCGTATTGCCTTTTTTGGCCTGATTAAATAATGTGCCAGCAATAGCTGAATTAGCATCAATGCGGCCTTCGTCTAATTCATCCTGATAATATTTAACCAGCGTATCGGCACTAATCTTTAAACGAGTAGCAATATCTTCATGAGGGCATCCCAGCGCAGACAGTCTTTTAACCTGATCTCTACTCTCTTTTGTGGGTTTGTGTGGGGGTCTGCCTCTTTCAGCCATTTTAATAACTCCGATTTAATCCCAATAATTGTTAAATGCTTTGAGCGGATAGAACACTAAACTGTTTCTATATCCACCTTCTGCGGTAGGTCTGATAGGGGTTACACCATGCACATTACGCCAAGCTGGGTAAACAAGCATAGAGTTATCCCTGCTATCTACCGTTGCGCCATAATCAGGTACGGTTGTATTCCCACCTTTTGCATTAACCTTTTTGGCAATAATCACATTTATGCACCCTTCAAGGTTGCCTGCATCCCTATGGAATGGGGCAGGAATGTTGAAATTGCTAATGCTAGAAGTAAATAAGTCACCAAATCTGAACTTTGGCGGTACTTTTTCAGCAATGATTTTCTTTTGGCGTTCGTATATCTCAGGGGTAATCTCTTGAACTAGCTTTTCTGATTCCTTGCACAGCATATACATTGCTTTGATAAAGGTTTGTGCTGTCTTTACCTGATGAACGCTTGAAATGGCAGGATAAGGGCGTTTCATGTGCGGCTTTGGCGGGCAACTGCCAAGGATGGTGCTGAATTGCTTAACCTCAAATTGAGCATCCCGTAGGCCGCTTGACCTTCTCATCTCGCTTTTAGGCACTCTTTCGCTAAGTAGTTCAGCATTGGCTACATCCGCAAGCTGTTTCAACTTACCCGTAATCTCTTTTATGTAAAAGCCTACAGCTTCACCATCAGCCATGAATAGCGTGTCTTCAGTAACGGTTGGCTCAATGTCACCGCATATATCGCCAATCTTTACATTGTGGTCAATTTTTACGAGTTCAACTATTTTCATTTTGTGCAGTAAACATTAGTACAAGCAGGAAACCATGACTTTTGCCATGTATCGTAATCACGGCTGACGAACTTACCAGTATTCCCAACAGGGGCTACCTTGTAATCTTTTTGCAGCTTTTCAACAATTGCCCAAAATCTAGGCAGACTAGGGTCAATGTCAAAACTCCATTCAAACACTAACTTATTGAATATATGGGAATAATTCTCCAAAATAGGCATTTCAGCCCCTTCTATATCCATTTTACAAGAATCAAAGTTTTTGGCTTCATCGTTAAAATTTAAGCACGGTACTTTAATGCCTTTGTTATTCCACTTCTTAATGATGGAGTTACGCCATACATTGTTGTTGTTGCCAATGAACAGGATTATCTCTTTGGTGTCGTTGTGAACTAATGCGGCCTGCTTTACCGTTGCCTTAAAACCGTTCAATTTAAGGTTCTTTTCCAGCATTTCACAGTTAAAAGGGTCAGGCTCGTATACCGTGACATTTGCGCCTTTTGAACAGGCAAGCAGGGTAAACGCCCCTACATTGCCACCGCAGTCCATCCAGTTCTCTTCAGGCAGGATTTTGAAGCCTTTTTTTTGGTAAGTGTCGTTACCAATCACTTCTTCAAAAGTCTTTTGGTCAGAAAAGCCTTCACGGTAGAAGTATTTAATGCCTTTAACTTCGGCCTGCTTAAGGATCATAGCTTGGCTTTCTCAGCCTTTAAATAGTTCACCAGCATCATGCCTACATAAGCCTTTTCATCACGCCAAAATTTGACCAGTTCAAACGCCTCATCGTAATGTTCAGGTTCAAACTCGATCTGAATAGCTTTTCTTACGCCATTAGCCATATCCGATAGCTGCTGGCTAACATCTTCATCGTCAAGGATTCCGTAATCAACCTCGGCTGTAAAATTGAGTTCCGAATTATCAAAGCCAAGTAGGTTTATATCAAAATTCTCGTCTTGCAAATCGGTGATTTCAAGTTTTAACAAGTCGTTATCCCATCCAGCGTTCATAGCCAGCTTGTTGTCAGCGATGATATAAGCCTTCTTTTGAGTGGCCGTCATGTCTGAGCAGTCAATTGTGGGGATTTTGGCTAGCCCTAGCTTTTGCGCTGCTAAAAGTCTGCCATGCCCTGCTATAACTCCGTTGCCGTCTACAAGGATTGGATTGCGAAAGCCAAATTCTTTGATGCTAGCGGCAATTTGTGCGACCTGTTGATCGCTATGGGTTCGGCTGTTTTTTGCGTAAGGAATTAACTTATCAACAGCAACTTCTTTTATTTGCATATTTAACCAAGTAGTTAGTTAATGATGCTTAAGTTTACTACTATTTAACTTCTTTGTCTAAATCTTTCAGTTTGTTAGCAATAGCGGCTCTACGCTCTAAACGCAAGCGTTGCTGCTTTTCAAGGGTTGATTCATGCTGTGGGCGTAGCATGGCATCTTCTTTTTTGTATTTTCGGCTCATTGGTGTCATTACATATCTTTCATTTTTGATTCAATCATTTCTCTGCGTGTAGGCTTGGCAGTCTTTGCAGACTCTTTGAAGTCTTCAGCACTTGGCGCACCTTTGCTACCTGCTTTGCGCATCTTTTCGCCTGAACCAGCCTCTATCCTAGCCCGTTTGCGGTGAATGTTGGCGTATAGGCCGTCTTTCATGCTTTTTCCTCAATGTATTTGGCGTAGGCATCTTCTAGTTTGGCTTTGCGGTCACCTTTAGAGTTCTCACGCTCAACGCTAAGTGCAATGGCTACGGCCTGTTTTTTTGGTTTGCCAGCTTTCATCTCGGTTTTGATGTTCTTACCGACTGCTTCTGCGCTACCTGATTTGACGAGTGGCATAAATATCCTTTTATTTCAAGAACTTAAGTTTGTAAGTAGTGGAATTGATAAGGTCTGCGATCTCATCAATAATGTTTTGCAATTCGCTGTCTTGCGGCAAGTCTTGGCGGGCCTCTTGTACAAAACTTTGCAAAGATTCCATGTAACGGATTGGGTCTTTAGGTTGGTGATAAACGCTTGGAAAAGTAGTAAATTTGCCGTATTTGCCCATATAGGATTCGGCAAAAGCATCGGTTAGGTCTACGATGCTGTCGTAATATTTGGCAAGTGCCTTGTGTTTGGCATAAGAATCAGTAGACCAATGAAAAAAATGGGTATTGGTAGCAGAATGAAGCATCGTTGCTAGGAATAATGCACAATTTTCCATACGAATCCTTATGTAATAGGGGTAGTTTCCTCTATTTTATCAAGAATATCAATACAAACCAAGCAGCCACCGCCTTTTTTTATTTCACCACGCTCAACTATCAAAACATCAATCTGTTCGTCATCATCAAATACGCCAGCATCACATAAAGCATCCCACAGGGCCTTAATGCGGTTGTCAATATCTTGCTTCCTGCGGTCACGGGGATATAGGACTACCTTCATCTCTAGCCGTGCCGATCCTAGTTTCGGTACACGATACTCGACCACATAATCGCTAACCTGCGCCTTAAACTCTTTGCCAGCCTTGCTTATACCCATCCTGTTACGAAATATGGTGCGGTAGCTGTTTACGCTTGGCGGCAGGGGTAAGTTAAGTACGATCATCCTAGTAATTCAAGTGTCTGAGCGAGTAGTGATTCTTCAGTAACATCATATTCTGCTTCAAATCTTCTACGCCCCATTCCGTGAATACTGGTATTTGACCCCCGATGATGGTATGGGCAGAGCGGTATAACAGGGGCATTACTTCGTCTACCAGTTCTTCTAATGTGATGCAATTCTGCTGGCGTTCCCTCAAAGCCTTGATGCCGACATAATGAGCATCCCAATTCAGCAATTTTTCGGTAGGTTTCTTTTTGGGCTTTGTTGGGCATTTAGCTGTTGGCATTGTCTACGCTGCGTTGTTCTAGTTTTTCTGCTGATTCTGCAATATCTACGGCAATTTCCATAATAAGCACTTTGTCATTGGCAGCAAGTGCTGTTTCGTACATCTTAATAAGTGTTTTAAGTATAAGTAATTCTTCAGCTAGATTAATCATCGGGTCATCTTTTCTAAGTTTCGATTGCTGGCTTGTTCTGTGCGCCATGCGTCAAAACGCATTGTAGCGGCTGTAATTTGCCATTTTAGGGTTTCTGCTTTTTCTGTGGCTGCTCCTATAGCCACGCACAAATCTTGGTACTCTTGGCTTGAATACGCCTCACGCTCTTGCCCGCCTAGGCTTTGCTCACTAGACTTCTTCATCATAATGGCTTTCAGGCTTGATTTATATGCTTCTAGCTGGGCCAGTTGTCCTTTGGCCTCTGCGTACTTTGGTGCGTGTGTGTATATGTAATTGATTGCTTCGTGTGGGTCGTATTCTGTCATTTTCCAAGTATTTCCTTTATGCGTTTTTTAACATCGGCTTCTGTTTCTTTGTTGCGCTCAATCAATTCTTTGACTTTATTCCAATCGCTGTAACGCCTTGCTCTTGCTATGTAGGATTGGGCCAAATATTCAATGCGCTGCTTATAGCTGTTCATCTAACTGCTTAATCTTTTGGCTAATTCTTGCCCGCCATTGTTGCCAGCCTTCGCCAGCGTAAGCAGGGCAGCCGACTTCTTGGGCCTTAGCTTTCGTTAAATCTTCGCTGGAATACCAAGGCAATTCAGGCTTTTTGGCTTTTTTGACTTCCATATCAAGTTCATCTTCCCAACGGCCTTGATTTAGCCATGTGGCAGGATGCGGAATAAAGTCCTTTTCAGTCTGCTTTAGCTTCCAATATTCCAAGTGCGTAGGAAGGGCTAGAAACGCATCCTCTTGCTCTTGACGGGTTAGCCTATCCCATGACTTCTCGGCAGCCCTGCGGCCTTGTTTGCGAGGGTATAGGGCATAAAAATCAGAAAAGTTCATTTCTCACTCGCTTTCTTTAGTAACCAAAATATTGTTGTTCTGCATATTTAATAGCAACCGCCCAAAGGTGAAGCGCATACATAAACCCTAAAAAAATGCAAATTTGTACAATAAATTCAAGATAATTAAACCATTTCATTTCTCACTCGCTTTCTTTAGTATATTTGTTGCTTCATCAACAGTCTTAGCAAATCCGATGTATGTTTGCTTTCCGTCTTTTGGGATTACAACCTTGTAACCATAACCCTTAACAACATGAATATGTTTTATTTTGGTTTTACTTCTATGGCTAATGCTACTGTTTAAAATGTTTTCAGACCTAGTGCATGGGCGCAAATTTTCAATTCTGTTATCACTACGAACTCTATTGATGTGGTCAATTTCTGTTGGAATATAGCCGTTAAACATCATAAAAACTAATTGATGCCCAAAATATTGTTTGTAATCAATAACGATTCGTCTATACCCATGACTGGTTAAAGTGCCAGCTTCATCGCCAACTTTTGACCTACTTTTAGGGTTTGTAACTTTTTTCCAAAACAGTTTGCCATCCTTGTATTCTAGGATTTCGTGTAATAGTTCTTTGGTTATAATGCTGTCAGCCATATCAACTCCTTACAGTTGTGGTGGTTAGGGGCAGATAGATAACTGCAATTATTTATCTGTTCCGCTAATTATACCGCATCTTTCCATAATTGCTCTAGCAAATTCCCTAATACCGCCATTGTCAGCTTCAGTTTCTTTATACAGACTTACTATTTCCTCATCTGTTAGTGTCTTTAACTGTGGCGAGCAAGTATGAATAGAATCGCCTGTAACTCTTTGACCGCAACTTAAACACACAGTCCACGCTACTGGTTCATTGTTCATTTAGTCACCTTGCTTTTGTATCTTGGTTCGTTAATCTTTAAAGTGCAGGCGGTGCATTTCCACCGTGTTACCTTGCTTGTTTTAATCATTTTGCCGTAGTCTGCTGGGCGCATAACCTGACAACTAGTGCAGTAGCGTTTTTCAATCATGGTTCACCCAAAAATAAAGAATCCCAGCAAATACCATCAGGGTCGCAAATATGGCAAATACCCCGATGGCAAAGACAATCATTATCGTTTCAATCATTGCATCACTCTTACGCTGGGCGGGCTTGAAGGTGTCATAGGCACGGTATAGCTAGGAACTCCGATAGCTTCCCCTGACGGTGTTACGATTTGGTTGGGGTAAACCGTCAACGGTTGGCCTACCGTATTACCGTTGGGCGTTAATACATTAACCGTATTGCCGTTTTGCTGAATGTAGCCAGTAACTTGGCCCTGCGGGTTTGTAATTACATAGGTTTGAGCGTGTGCAGGAACGCCATATGCAAACATCGCACCGATAATCGCACCTAATATGCAAGCGCCTAATAAATCTTTCATGTTAGTACTCCAATCCAGCGTAATCCATCATATTGCATTGGTTGGCAATAAGCAGGGTGCGTAAGCCTTGCAATGCTCTGCGTAGCTGGTACTTATTGGGTTCAGGGCTTTCTGCTTCATTAATAATTAAATACAGCAAGCCAAATACTTCGTCTTGGTCGTTATAGGCTTGGTAAAGCGCAGATTCCAAAATGCAAACTTTGCGCTCTAGTTCCTGAACCTTTGTAAGCGGCTTTGGTTTTGTGGTTTTTGTCATGATTAGGCCGCCATTTTCAAGGTTGTATTGATGTAAGGTTTATTCCACTCGCCTACACGCAAATTAATGTAAAACGCAATGTGGAAATAATCTGTCATGGAGTCTGATTCGTCAAACCATTTGCGGTCAGAACCGTTTTTGATAATGTCTAATACCTGCTTCCAAAACTCAGGATGGCTTGTATCGTCTAGGTAATACTGGTTGATTTGACCGTCTACTAGGTCTAAGTTGCCTTTAAGCACAGCAACATAAAGGGCCATGCTGTCTTGTTTGCGGACTGAAAATTTGATTGTTGGGAAAGCAGCTTTAAGAGCGTTGCGGATTTGCGCTGTTTCTTGTGCATTGATGTAAGCCATTTTCTATTCCTTTTCTTTTTCACTCGACATTGAGTAACGCTATTATCTTAAGTTTTCTTAACTTTGTAAAGTTTTATTTTATGCGGAAAACCCTGATGCGTTGTTTTTTTACATAGCTAGCCCAAAGGTGATAAGCCTTCATCCATTCAAGAAGTTGTACTTGAACTAATGCTCCCGAAGGTAATGTTCAATCGTTATAGAACTTGTCTCACCATTGTTTCTATAACTTGTGCTGTACCCATTTAAGTCAGCGGGGCTTGCGATCAGGTGTAAACCAGCCCATCTTTTCTTTCCAGCGGGCGATGTAACCCCATTGCTATCGTGAGAAGTACGAAGCAGAAATAGAAAAAGCCCTTCAAGGGTAATCTCTAAGGTGAAGCCACTTTAGAAAAGACAAGCCAGCCTTTCCAAAATGCTCAGAAATTACCCCTCAAGGGCTTTGGCTTGTTACTTACTATCGCAGGCTTCACTCCGCTTAGTCGCAATTATGCACCATTATTCCAATTCAGGCCAAATTGTTTTGTAATTATTTGGAAAAAGCGTTTTTCGGGTAACAAGGCCGTGTGATTCTTTTTCTAAGGTAGCTGCTAAAAAAATCAATTTGTCGTGCGGAATGTTGCTTTTTTGCCACATTGATACGGCAGCTACGGAAGTGCCTACCATTTTTGATATTCGGGTAGGGCCACCAAGGATTTTTATGATTGCAGTTGGATTCATACTTTAGTTATCTTAACATTTTTACAACATATTTGTAAATAGTTCTTGTGTTTTTGTTTAAGATGGCTTAACATTGCTGTACGGTATGTGCCGTGATAACTACCCAGTCGGGTGAGAAAGACTAAAAATGAGTGATTATGACCAGCAGTTAGCAGATCAAGTTCAGATGCAATTTGAACTGGATGAAGTATTCAAAGACTTGGAAGATGGTGTACTTCTTACCGAGCGTCAAGTTGACCTATTACGCCATTGCTGCGGATATGTCGCACCTAAACGCAATAACCATGTAAACCCCGTCATTCGTGACATTGTGAACGACTTTGGTCAAATTTTTGGAGCAAACAAATGATTATTACTGATAC